TGTTTCCAGGTGATGGATTCAGATGTGAAACAAGTATTAAATGTACTAATGCCGTAACTACACATGTGACTGTATTTTACGCATAGAGGTTTAAATGGCTTATTCAGGCACACAAACCTTTAATCTTCAGATTGAAGAAATTATAGAAGAGGCACTAGAGCGTTGCCAATTGGAAGCGCGCAGTGGCTATGATCTAAAGACAGCGAAACGATCCCTCAATCTTATGTTTGCGGAATGGGCGAACCGTGGATTGAATCTATGGACCGTTACCTATGCAACACAAACATTAACAGCTGGAACAAACTTTTACGGAGTTGACCAAAAGGTCGTGGACATTTTGGATGCGACCATTACAACGACAACGGGAGCGACAACAAATTTGGAAGGTGATAGTAATACTACTGATGTCGCTGTTTCCAGAATTTCACGCGAAGAATTCATGAATCTTACCAGAAAGGAGAAATCATCTACTGGGGACGCAAGACCTACACAATGGGCCCTAATTCCTGGAACGGTTACAACTGGAGGATCTTCCAATAGTGGTCGTCCAGAATATGACATGACTCTTTTTCTATATCCAAGCCCGGATAAGGCTTATATTTTTAAATATTTTTATATTGGAAGGATACAGGATGCTGGTGCTTATACAAATAATGCCGATGTTCCATTCTACTTTCTTCCATGTTTGACTGCAGGATTAGCTTACTATATAAGCTTAAAGAGAGCACCAATGTTAAGTGCAAACTTAAAATCGGTGTATGATGAAGAATTTAAACGTGCTGCTGAAAATGATCGTGAACGCACATCATTTAAAGTACAGCCAGCGCAAGCATATATACCATAGGAGGTAATATGGTTAAATGTGAAAAATGTGGTCGTGATTGTGATTGTGGAGACAATTGTCAATGCACAAACTGCGAATGTAAAAAGGAGGAAAAATGAGTAATCCAAACTGGAATAAAGATACCAATGCCGGAAGAAGTTCTAAAGGTGGGGTAAAAGGAAATTGGAGTGATAGAGGTACTATTTCTGTTCCTAAAGCTACGGCTAAGGAAAAGGAAAGATCTGTCTCTGTTGCAAAAGGAAAAGTTTCCGGAACCGCACAAGGTATGGGTGCAGCTACTAAAGGTGGTAAGTATCATTGGTCTGGAACTGGCAATTCTAAGTGGTAGGATAAATGGCTTACGCTAGAGGAAAACACTCACAGTTCATTTCTGACCGCAGTGGAATGGCATTTCCCTATAAGGAAATGGTAGTGGAATGGAATGGAGCACGTGTCCATAGAAGTGAATATGAGCCCAAGACAGCACAAGATAAACCAAATAAACATTCTCCTGACGGAGAAGCACTTCAGTTTGCAAGACCTGCTAGAGTTGAAAATGCAGTTGCTCGATTATTGCCATTAAAACCTTTTAGATTTACAGCGAGTAGCACAACTATATCTGTTTTTGAGCCTGATCATGGAAGATCTACTAGTGATACGGTGAGATTTAGGGATGTTACAGGACATATATTCGGAGCTTCTGTAACTGAAATAGAGGATGAAGATGGATACAGCATTACAAAAACAGATGATGATTTTTATACCTTTGCAGTTTCAACAGCTGCAGGAACAACAGGTAGTGGTGGTGGGGGTTATGCCTCTGCCGGACCGGCAACATTGAGTAACTAATGACAACATACGCGCAACTAACAACACAGATTTTAAATTACACGGAAACTAGCACTGATGTATTAACATCGACTATTACGGATGACTTTATAGAACACACTGAGAACAGAATGTTAAGGGAAGTTGACCTGGATGCATTCAAGTCTCATCAATATTCAACCGTAACGGCTGATAATGCTTTCTTAGCTCTACCAGGTGGTTCTTCACCTGATCCAACATCCCTGGCAACAATTAGGACAGTTCATATTTATCCAGCATCGGGGACGGCAACAAGAACATTTTTGGAGCAACGTGATATTAGTTTTATGAATGAATATTGGCCAGTTAGAACATCTACTAGCACACCAAAATACTGGGCATGGTGGGATGAAAACTCAATTTATCTTGCACCAACACCAGATTCAGCATATAACATTGAATTAGGAATTACTAGATTACCAACAAGATTATCCAGTTCTAACACAACCACTTGGTTGGGGGATAATGCCCCATCGGCGTTGCTTTATGGGTGTCTTGCAGAAGCCTTCAAATTCTTGAAGGGACCAGCGGAAATGCTGCAATTATATGAACAATCATATCAACGTGCCCTACAAGAGTTGGTAATTGAACAACAAGGAAGGCATAGAAGAGATGAATACATGCATGGGGAATTAAAAATACCAGGTATGCAAACACAACAAAAATCCATAGGAGGATAAAACATGGCAATAACTCAAGCTGTCTGTACCAGTTTTAAGCAAGAAATTCTTGTCGAAGGACATGATTTCACGGCTTCAACAGGTGATACATTCAAGATTGCATTGTATACAAGTTCAGCTACTTTGAGTGCTTCAACAACCGCTTATTCTAGCTCAAACGAAGTTTCTGATTCAGGATCTTATTCAGCTGGTGGTGGGTCACTAACAGCAGTGACACCAACAACAAGTGGAACAACTGCATTATGTGATTTTGCTGATATATCATTTACATCAGCTACAATTACAGCGCGTGGAGCATTAATTTACAACAGTAGCGCTTCTAATAAGGCAGTATGCGTATTAGACTTTGGTGGTGATAAGACATCGACAAGTGGAACATTTACAATTCAATTCCCAACAGCTGATGCAAGTAACGCTATTTTACGGTTGGCATAGGAGATAATTTATGGCGCTCGTATTAGACGATAGAGTAAAAGAAACATCGACAACGACAGGAACAGGTACACTTAATTTAAGTGGCGCCGTCTCTGGATTTCAGACTTTTGTTGCGGGTGTTGGTGATGGCAATACAACGTATTACGCCATTGTTAACCGTGATGAATCAGAATGGGAAACTGGTGTTGGAACCGTAACTGATGCTTCTACTGACACATTAGCAAGAACGACTGTAATTGCTAGTTCGAACAGTGATTCTGCTGTTGATTTTAGTGCGGGAACGAAGGATGTATTTACAACTTTGCCAGCAAGTAAGGCTGTTTATGAAGATGCTAGTGCAGATGTTACATTACCAGATGATCTTATTTTAGGATCTGATTCATCTGTCTTAAAATTTGGAGCTGATTCTGATACAACTTTAACACATACAGATGGAACTGGTTTAACTTTAAATAGCACTAATAAATTAACTTTTGGAGACTCTGCAACATTTGTTCATCAATCATCTGATGGTGTGATGACAATAGACGGTGAGGCAACTATTGACTTAAATGCTTCAACGGCTGTCTTAGTAAGTAATGATTTAAAATTAAACAGTGATAGTGCTGTTTTAGGTTTTGGTGCGGATAATGACACCACTTTAACACATACAGATGGAACTGGCTTAACTTTAAACAGTACTAATAAATTACTGTTTAGAGATACTGGCTTATATGTTTATTCGTCTACAGACGGTCAATTAGATTTAGTAGCAGATACAGAAATACAAATAGCTGCAACCACAATAGATATTAATGGTGCTGTCGCATTAGATGGTGCTATTACTGGCGCTACCAATATTACCTTATCAGGTGAATTAGATGCGGCAACATTAGATATATCTGGCAATGCGGATATTGACGGAACAGCAAATTTAGATAATACAGACATTGATGGGACACTTGCTGTTGATGGCACGACTATTTCACTGGATGCAACAACATCCTTTAACATTGATAACTCTAATACATCCAATGGTATTACTATAGGAACTGCAACATCTGGTGTGCCAATTTCAATTGGACACACAACATCTGAAGTAACAGTTAATGATAATCTTACAGTTACAGGAACTTTAACTCTTGGTTCAGGCGCTGAATTAACGGAAGCGGAATTAGAGTTTTTAGATGGAATTACAGCAGGTACAGCGGCAGCAAGCAAAGCGATGGTTGCTGATAGTAACATAGACATTACTGGTGGTAGAAATATTACCATTAGTGGAGAGTTAGACGCTGCAACTTTAGATATATCTGGAAACGCGGATATAGACGGAACAACAAATTTAGATGCAGTGGATATTGATGGTGCAGTTCAATTAGATGCAACATTTACAGTTGGGGCAGATGATCAAGGATATGATGTAAAATTGTTTGGAGATACAGCAAGTGCCTATATGTTATGGGATACATCCGCTGATGATTTAATTCTTGCGGGTGCCGCCAGACTGGTGGTTCCAGATGGTAATCTAGTTCTTGGAAGCACGGCTGTGACAACAACTCCTGCGGAATTAAATTTAATAGATGGTGGAACAGCGAGAGGAACAGATGCATTAGCAGATGGAGACGGAATTTTAAT